GCCCGGCGTAGTAGCGATGCCGGTCACCAGCTGGGTGTCGGGATCAAACGACAGACCCGGCGGCATAGCACCATCAGACTGGCTGTAGAAGTAGGGCGGCACCCCGCGCAGCGCATAGAACAGCTCGCTGTAGCTGTCGCCCACCCTACCGTCCGGGATGTTGCCAAGCAGCACTATGTTGCCGTCAGGCAAGGTCAACCAATACTGGCCGTCCGCCGGCAGATACGTGCCAAGCGGGCGGATGCCGCGCGCCGTGGCAGCCTGCACCACTGGCTGCGTAATCGGATCAACAGGCATACCGACGTCACCGGCCTGCAGATTGGTCGAACTGGCCGCGATACCGATGGTTCGAACGCCCTGATCTGACAGGAAGAACAGATCATTTGCGACCGGCGTAAGTGCCCAGTGATGAATCGAGCCAACCGGCAGACTGTCCAACAGCGCCGAGTTGGCCGGATCTTCGTCGACCTGCCACATTTGGAATCCCTGGCTGTTGAATACCACCAGGTTGGATCGGTAGATCGACATCCCCGTAATCGGGTTCGCGCCAAACTGTTGCAGCCCGTAAGGAAGATAACCCGCATCCTCCGGGCTCGACCAGTCCAGCGGGTTGACGGTCGCGCTGTAGCGGATGATGTCATTGTCGGCGCAATAGACCTTGCTGGCCACAATGGCAACATACGGACCATGCGGACACTTCGGATCTTCAATGCGCCTGCTGATACAGGTCCAGGCGATATTGCCATCCACTACTACAGCGCCCGGCACGGTCGGCCAAGTAGGTTCAACACCACCAGATACAAGGATCGGCTGCGCCTGCCAGATGACGCGCGATGCTTGCACCGCTTCCCACGTTACGCCGCCGTCCATGATGAAGCCGCCGACCGTGGTCGGCCACACCGGCTCAACGTCACTCGTAACCCCAGGCGCGGCTTGTATCGCTTTGTAGATCAGTCCTAGCGATGCCGTTTGTGGAACATAGTTCCAAAGGAACTGATCGACGCGCACATTCGTCGTGGTCGTTTTGACCACTTCCACGCCAAGCTTCACGCCCTCTGCACCAGCTGGCGCGGTGCCGGTTACCAGCAGCACCTGCCAGCGCGGGCCGGCGTCTGTCGACACCAGCGCATCGCCTTTGGTCGTGCTGATCTCGGCGCCCGTGCCATCCAACCAAACCAGCACCGCGCTGGCGGAGTTTGTCAGCTTCAGTGAATCGCCCTGGTTGTAGTAGCAGCGCGCGCCAATTGGTACACCAGGCTCAACAGCGACAGATGCGGCCTGCAGCAAGCGGCTGGTGCCGGTTCCTGTATGCCGCGCGCTCCATGATCCTGCAAAAGCGTCAGACGTGTCTATCGACCAGCCAGCGCCTTTGGTCCAATCAGCGTCACCAGACTCGAAGCCAGCATTATTCAGCGGCGCAACTACAGACGACGCAACAATGATCGGCGAGACCAAAGTTCCGGGGACGTAAGTAGTACCTGGTTGCCAGGCGCTTGCCATTACCGCTCCTGGTCGAAGCCGATTGGCGGGCGATCGTACCTGTCGCCAACGCTCGGCGGCAACGTAGTCGACGGTGGCGGGGCAGTTGTAGCCGGTGGCGTATCAGTTGGCGCGGAGGAATCCTCAATTGTTATGCCACCATCCTCGGTGGCCCAGGCCGGTTCGGTTGCGCCGGATTTCGGTGCCGGGCCAACAGTAGCTATCACTTCGTGCTGATACGTACCGCGCGTGGTTGGTTCTATCTTGTCGCCAACTGTGCGAGTGACGTTCGGTGCCCACAGCAATGCTGAGGCGCCGTCGAGTCGGTCAGCTCGGTAAGCCAGCCCGTTGCGCGTGGTCGGTTCCACAATGTCGCCAGGCGCATAGCTCGTATTAGCTTGCCAGGCGTCACGGCGCTGAAGATAGTAGTGATGCGTCGAGCCGTCGGCAAACTCTGCAACCACGTACAGGAAACCAAGGAACGGCTCGGCAAACAGGATCTCAATCAGCGCCATCCCGGGCTCGGTTGGGTGAACAACTACCTCAACCTCAAAATCGTCGCTCGGCGGATCGACCGGCGTACTCGCAAAAATTACCAGCTTGCCGCCAAACGCGGTTAGACCCTTTGTGCCCGCCGGCAGCGATGCGACGTGCGCCGTCCCTGGCCTGGCCTTGATCGTGCGTTGTGCAGTTACATAGCCGTTTGTCAGGTCGTACAAGCTCGACGGGTTGGCACCGCCTTTCTCGCGCAAGCGCTGTATGCCCGACTTTAGTTCTGTCAGTGCTAGCGAGCGCATCAGGGCACCAGCAGCGGTCGAACTGCGTTCTTCGCGCCGCGCGAGCCGGGGAAGTAGCGGGCGGTCGCGTGCGTTGCGGCTTGCAGGTCGCCCACGTAGGTCTGTAGCTGGCCCATGTAGTTGCCGGCGTCCGGCTGCCCCATGTGCGCCTTTACGTTCGCCAACGCCATGAGAAAGATGGCGCGCGGGTCGATGGTAGTCTCGTCGGTCGATTCAACAAAGGGCTGAAGTTCAATGTCACCCATCACACGCAACGTCCAGGTGTCATCGTTTGGTGCGGGCCAGACTTCAATGCCCTGCCTGATTTCGTAGCAACTCGGGATGCTATCGCGCCCAGCACCATAGTCGCGCGGGTCGACACCTTTAATCAGCTCGCGCCAGATTTCATCGCCCTGGCTAATGCCAACCCAATACAGGCGATCAGGTGCCAATTTGAAAGGGCAGGTGTCGCTGTTAGCGTCGAACTCGTAATGCCGCACTCCGTTCAGCAGGGGGAACGAAAACCAACGCTTGATGCGAAACACGCTGTAACGCTGGAACAACAGTTCCTGCGCTTCCTGCAGAAACGACGTAAGCAGCGAATCCATACCAGGAACTTCGAGACCCGATGCGACTTGCGCAGCAAAGCCCAAGCGTGTCATCAGTTCGGCACGCAGCACTGCCATCGTCTTGCGAGGCCATGGCGTATCACAATCAAAGTTCAGCACCAACGCCATAGCGGCCTCCTAAGAAAAAGCCCGGCAGTGGGGTAAGCTGCCGGGCCTGGAAGCAGCCTGAAAAGTATCAGGCTGCCTTGCTGCCCGCTGCTGACACCTCGGGTTTGCTGCTGACCAGCTGCACCGACTTGCGCTCGACCGGTACATCGCCGGTCACCTTCAGTCCGGTCTTGTCAGCCAAGTCACGTGTGTCGCGGTACACCACACGAATCACGTCATCATCGCGGTATCGGCGAATGAGTACGCTCATCGCCTGCTCTGCGGTGATTGCCTTCGCCGATTCCTCTTTGGTCACCAACACGTTGCCGTGCCCATGGATCACGCCAAGTACCGGAACTTCGAAGTCATAAACGCGGCGCGAAAGTGCGGTCGATGCGGACCGGCTGATGATGACTGTGCATTGTTTCACTGGATACCCTCCAGAATCAGGGGTACGTTCGGGCCGTCAACATCAGCCGTGGTGACCTCGTAACGGATCCACTGCGGCAGCTCGATCTCCTGAAGCTGCACACTTGCCGACGTTAGTCCAACGATAGACGACCAGCCAGTTGAAGCCTCTGCGGGCTCCAGCCCGTCACTGGTTGGGCCGTGACCCTGTAAACTCAGCACGCTGGTAATCGGCAACACTGGAATGTGCAGCAGAGCCTTGCGACCCTGCCCACCCATGAATGGCGACGTGTCGAGCTTTTCGACGCCGAGAATGTCCGCAGCAGTCACGACTGCGGTGATGATCTTGAGCATAGACATGGCGAGGGTTCCTTATGCGATTGCCAAAACGGCCATGGAATTGGCTTTCTTGATAGTGAATCCGAAGTCGCACGTCTGGCCGAAGTAGTGGACGTAGCGGTCGTAAATCCGCGACGGCTTACGACTGACCATCCAGCGACCACGGAACGGACGCAGGCACAAGTGCTTCGAGTTCAAGAAGTAGCACCGCTTATCCCAATCAGGAGTGCCATTGTCGATGGCTTCGAGAAGATCCACGGTCGGATCCCACACCATCGGCACGCCCCGGAAGTTGAGCTGAGTCACGCCAGTATCGAGACCAGTGCCGCCCTTTGTCTGAATAACTACCTGACGGTCAACCGTATCCTTGGCGTCCTTGCGATATGCGTCGTAGAACTTCGAACCGCACATGATGAAATCTGGCGGGGTGCCACCGTAGGTTGTGCACGCGCGCCACATGGTCTCCATCGCTACAGTCAACGCATCGGCGGTGCCGGTGTTGATTGCAAGGCTGATGTTATTGCGCCAATAGCTGTTTGACGCAACGCTGCGGTCGATGCCGCCGACAGTGCCAGTGGTCGGATCAGTCGCGATCAGATGATCAAGACCAGGACATGCCTGCGCGTTTTGCGTGCCATCACGCAGCAAGTCGTAATTCAGACTCGTCTGCATGCCTTCTTTCAGCGCCTGGTAATTCGTCTTGAGCAGATCAACAATCTGGATCTTCTCAGACTCACTCACCTTTGCGTTGCGGTCATCGGTCAGGATGATGCCGTTGTCCGCCAACTCGGTTTCATTCAAGCCGAAGCCGTCGTGCACCTCGTAATGCTGGAACGGCGCCAGGCGAACCGGGTCGCGGCGGTTGTACGTGACTTGATCGTCACGCGAATAGTTCTGATAGTTGCTGTCGTTGTCCTTGTACACCTTCTCATTGAAGATGCCATTACCAAACACCGACTCCTTTTTGTGGCTCATAAGCCACTTCAGGAATGGCCGATCCGTGTTGATCTGGTCAACGGGATCATTCGACGCGTAGGTCATAAGCTGGTAATTGGCACCAGCCGCAAGTTGTTCCGGGGTGATGGGCATTGTCGTGTCCTCGAAGTGAAAAGAGCCCATGTGGGCGGTCTTTCCGCGTTCGAGGGGCACGACGCCTCAGTCAGTGCTACCGGGCGCGACTCCGGCGGTTCGGCTTCTGCGGTTCGCCAAGCTTAAGGCCCAGCGTGCTGCCATTATCACGCACATGTGCAAACGTTCAAGCCCTCAGAACGTGGGGCGATTTTTGACGCTGATGTCGCATACGGCCGTGCTGGTGTTGCTGCATCCTGTTTCGCTTGTGCTCAGTCCGTCGAGCACGTTTGCGAACACGATGTTGATGTAATACAGCCGCCCAGACTCTACAGGGCAAAACGCATAGGACATCGCACTCGGCCCGTAACTCAACAACGCTTCGCTGGTGTTGGTCGACCGGCACTGCGCTACAAAGCTGGGATCATTGACCGGATCTGGCGACGTGTACTGAAATGTTCCAGCTATACGGAAGTCACCAGGGCATGCAGTGAGCGTCACGTATACCGAACTTGCGAACCGTGCTGGTGCATAGAACGATAGCGGTTTAGCAGAGTTCCACTGAAGCTGCAGCGGGTTGCCGTTGCCAGTGAACGCGATACTGATGTACTTGCCGCGCGTCGAGACTGCTGAATAGCTAAGCCCGGCAAGCGTCCAGCTCCCCACCGGGTAGAAGTCGCTGAAGGTTTCTGGGAACGAATAATCAACCCCAAACGTTCCGGGCCAGGTCTTGTCGACCTGGGTGAACCCGTCAGGCTGAAACAATGCGCGCTGCGTTGTGTCGGCAATCTCCGATTTCACCACGTTACAGCCGCCGGTCGGCGCTGTAGCGCCAGCCACAGTGATGATTACCGTCCGCTCCGGGCCGGCTCCACTGTTGTTGTAGCACTTGAGATTCAGCGCCTTGGCGCCCGCCGACGTGAAGCTGATCGACTGTGAGCTGTTCAGCGCCTTGGCACCGTTCCAATCTGAAGTGACCGGCGTGCTTGTGGCGTAGCACAGTTCAGGCGAATTGCCGCTGGCCCAGGTCAGTGTGGTTGACGCGCCAACCGCCAGATCGCCTGAACCAGACCGGCTGAACGTCAATGTTGGCGCGGTGCCACTAACCGGGGTCGACAATCCCTCACAGATTCCGAGCGACGGCTGAAGTTGGCATTGCAGGTAGATATTGCCCTGGTTGTCGATGATCGGCGCTGATCCGCTCAAGATCGGCACAGTCAGCGCCGGCGTGGCGTTTGTGATGCGCAGAGTTGTGGACTGACCAAAGGCGATGGCGGGGGCCAGTATCAGCAGGGCGAGGAAACGGGTCATTACTTTGGCTCCCTCTTTGCGGGCTCGATCTTCACGCCGATTCGCTCTAGTTCTTCCTCCTTCTCAAACAGCATTTGTTCCAGAATCGCCTTTGCTGTCAGCCTTGCCGAACCATTGATGTAGTGACTCAGCCCGCCAACAGACATAAAACAGTCATCCCCTTCATTGAGGCAATAAATAGCCCCCCTGAGGCTGTCGATCTGCCCGCTCAACGCTGCGACCTTGTTCATTTGCCCAGTGGTCAAAGTAATCATGCTGACGCACCCCCCACGGCGCGCAAGCCAAGCTCGAAGGCTTCCATGTCGGTCTTCGGCTGCGGCGCCATGCCGGTACTCGGGCGTACTGGGCGAAGCGGTACATGTCCGACTGCAGGCTTTGCTGCCGGCGCGCCTACTGCGGTGCGCTGCCACTCGCGTTCAATAGCCGGCACCCACTTCTCAGCTGGGATGTTTTCTTTGATCCATGCAAACGTGCCAGACGCAGTGAGGGCCTGCATCTTCGCGGCATACGCCGGGTCGGCGCGCAATCGCTGGTCGAGCGCGTTCACCGATGCTACTGCTGCGGCCTCGGCTTGCTTTGCCACAGTCTGCTTTGCCTGCACTTCACTGTGCTGCACAGCACGTTGCTGCGTCACGCGAGCTTGTGCGACTTCCAGCGCGTGCTTGCGAGTGATGTCACCATTCTCGACAGCTTCGGACAAGTCAGCGTAATCTTTCAATGGATCGACAAGCCCCGGCACTTCACGACCGAGTTGCTGTCCAAGCCACTGGACCTCCTGCAGCATGGCGTCGAACGCCTTTCCCATCGAGGCCGGGTCGCCGCTGTTGATCGCTTGCAAGTAGCCGAGCGCCGAGCTGTACTGCTCTGGCGTTGCCCCGGTACTAGTGACCATCTGCTCCCACTCGTCCGCGCGCTTGGCTTGGGCAGCCAGGCTCTCGCGTTCAGTGCTCAGTTCCTTGACCTTACCGGTCAGATCCTTGAATCGCTCAGCTGCCTTCTCTTTAAGCCCAAGCGTGGCAATCTCGTCCGCGACCGGATCGGGCTCGGTGACAGGCGCAGGCTCGGCAGGCTTGTCGCCTTCCTTGACGGCCTCGGTCTGCTCCGCTACTTCCTCGGCGGGCTCCGTCTCGGCCTGATCGACCACTTCCTCGACGGGCGCAGCTTCATCGACGCCCTTGCTGAAGGCGTCGAGCGCAGCCTGCTCAGGCGACGGGGGGGTCGCTGGCTCGGGGGTCGGGGCCTGCTGCTGCTGGGATTCCTGGGTCATTGCTCATCACTCCTGGGTTTAGTGTGGCGCCTTGCTGCGGCATGCCCATGGGGGCGCCTTGCTGCGGCATTTGGCCTGGTATCATTTCGGGAACGTCCGGCAGAAAGCGGTCGGCGTCGATTCGCTCGCCCGTGCGTGCAAGGGTTTCTTCAACAAGCTCCTCAATACACTCAGCTATATCAAGCGGGCTAGAGCCGCGAAGCTGTCCGACTTGCATGATGCTTTGTTGCAAAAGCGGCATCATCGTTGCCCACGCTTCACGCTGGCGCGAAGTATCGGGCTTGCCCGTTGTCCCTGCGCGGATCTCTACCGATACTAGAATGTCAAGTTCTTCAACAGTAAGCCCTTCCGGCCAGTACGCCTCAGGACCTGCGATGCTCACGACGTCTTCGTGCGTCATTTTCTGCAGCGCAATTTCTGCAGTGTGCTGCCCCAAAGCTGTCAGAAGTTCTTCGAGCGAGTCGCGCCGGTAGCTGATGCGGGCCATAGTGCCCTGCTGCATAAGCTCGGCTTCGGTCGCAGTCTTGGCGGTCTGCACCGACGATGAGAGAGCTTCTTGTATGCCCCACAGCATTTCGAGTTCCGAACGAATTACGCCGGTGTCGTATAGCCCCATGTCGATGCCGTTGTATTGGATCGGGGAGAGCATGCTACCGATCGGCTCACCAGGCCTGAGCGGGCGCAGCCCGATCATTTCGCCAACGCCGCCGCTTTCGAGCTTCTTCGCGTACTCAGCGCTAAGGTTTGTCTCGTCGAATCCAAGCTTCGGGATCGCCCTGCGACGGTGCTCTGCGAAAGCAGAGCGGACGCGGTTGTATTCATCGAACAGGCGGGCGCTGCGATTGACGAGCGATTGCGGGTGTCGCTGGCCGTCGACAATGCCCGGCGCCCAAAGGAACAGGTTGTAGAACCTGCTCGTGCCAGGGTTGGGCGGCATCGGTGGGCGCGCGTAGCAGTCCAGGCCCTCGATCAGCGTGAGGATCATGTTCGAGTCGCGGCACTGGATCTCCCACACGCACACGCTGCCCTCACCGCCCTGCGCAATGCCACCACCGGGCTTGTGGCTGTCGGCTTCCTCGGGATCTACTTCTGCAAGCAAGCCAGTGTCTCGGTTTTCGGTCGGGTCCAGCGGCTTGGTTTGGTAGTAAGTCGTGGCGCGCTTGATCTTGTCGCCCAGCTCGGCGAACTCGGCTTTCGCATCTGACAGCGGCATGAAAACGCGATGCGCAATCCACGGCGCATCAAGATAGCAAGCCAGCGACGGCACGTTGGGCGAGACTTGCACGTCCTCAGACGGGATGAAGTCGATGCCAAGCCCGCGGGCAATGACCACCTCGACCTCGGCCCGCAGCCCCTGAATCGCCTGCTCAAGCTCCGCGCGCTTTGCGTCGGTGTCCTGCCCCTCGCCCGACTCGACATCTGCTGCCAGAGCGTTCAGGCGTGCAATGTTGTCTTGCAGGTCATCGATACGCTTGATCAGCACCGGATCGCGGTTCTGTCGCTCCATCCATGCCGCCTTGAACCAGCCAGGACCGACCGTGATCGAACTCCGCACGGACGGCTCCATGACTGCCTTCAGCTTGCCCTTCTTCCACAGGCGCCTGATGACCAGCTCCAGAGTCTTGCCAAACTTGCGCGCATCCTCCAGCCGCGCAGGCCCGGCAGACTCAGCGGGCAAACAATCTACGTCGGGATCGCGGGCGTAGAGAAACGACGCCAGAATATCAATGTAGGTGCCTGCAATGGGCACATCGACTTCAAACTGTCCCGAGTCGCCGCGCGCATAGCGACGGTCGACAGCGTAACCTTTGCGCGCTACTTTATCGAACTCGCGCGCTTCCTCTATGCGCTTGAGCCAGACTTTGCAGTCTGCCGATTCCTCTGCGCTGGCGCCTGGCTGACTGTACTCGCTCATCGGTAGTACCTCGATTTCTGCTCGTCAAGCCAACGCTGTTCGCGGTCCATGCCCTCGATGTGTGCGCGGCTGAAGGGGATGATGGTTTCGCGGGTTTCGGTGCGCTCGGGTATTGGATCGGACATGTCATCGAGCGCACGGCCAATCAGGCTGCAAACGTCCACCATGTCGTCAACTCTCCCGTCGTCGCCGCTGAAGGCGCACAGTTGTTCAAGCAGTCGCTTGGCCCACGGCTTGTCTTTGGGCAGATAGACCGCGCCAGCCGATGCACGGGCAGCAAAGCCCAGCGCGCGGCTGGCCTTGTTGCTAGCGCTCGGCACCGCCTGCCGCGCGGTGAATGTGTTGGATTCGCGCATGCGCTTGTTGATCGCACCATCAAGCGCGCGGTGGATGACCCCGGATTCTTCGAGCCACAGCCGCGGCTTGTGCAGCTTGACAAGACGCAAGGCGGCCTCGATCCACGTCTCTGGCGCAGTCTGTCCGCTCCACCAATCCAGCACGTACAGATCGCCGGTCACAGACATGCCGAAGATACCCAGCTCGGTGAAGTCACCCGCGTCATCTGTCACGGCGTAATCGGTCGACAGGAAGATGGACAGCGGCGACGGCGCTCGCTCGTACCACTTGAACCAGTCGCGCTTGAACATTACGCCCGCAGCGCTGCGGAAGTCGCCTTCCCACACATGCGCGTAAAGATCAGGATTGATCCGCTGCAGCCTCAGCCGCTCGGCGTCCAGCTCGGGCGGGAACCACGGGTTGTCGCGCCAGTTCATTTCGACCACGAGCGCGTCGGGGTTGTTTGTGAACTCAGCCTCAACCGGATCGTCAGGCGTTTCAGGGTTCCACGTCGCCCATATTTCTGAGCCAGGCGCGCGGATGGTCGGGATCAGAATCTCCCACGAGCGCGCAGATACTGTGTGCGCTTCCTCTACCCAGCACCGCGTCACGCCCTCGAACGACTTGAGCGAATCAGCAGTGTGGTCCTGCAGGCCGCAGAACAGGAACTCAGTTCCGCGCGGGCCTTTGATAACATCGCGCTGCACTTCGTAGAAGTCGGACATGCCCAGCGCCGCGACCTGATCGGCCAGCAGCTTGTGCACCGAATCCTTGATCGACTTCTGTATCTCGCGGGCGCACAGGATGCGCTCATGCGAAGCAAGGCCCATGCCAAGCAGAAGACGGGCCACGCCCCATGACTTCGCGCTCCCTCGCCCGCCCTTGGTTCCCTTGCGGCGACAGGGCCTGCCGAACGCCTGCAGCTTCGGCGCGATCTCGATCTGCATCGCTGTCACTTGGCCGCGTCCTTGGGACTCACAAACTGGACCACACTCGGCACCAGGGGCGCGCCATCCTTGCCGGTGATCTCACGCGGCAGACACTTGCCCACCAGCGTCAGAAACGGGCCGGGGTTCAGCACGGCTTGTTCGGCCAGATACTTGCGCCCGCCGGCGTCATCGAGGGCGCCCAGGATCATTTCTTTTAAGTCGCGGGTCAGCTTGTTTGGGTTGCCTTTGCCACGCCCCGGCCCCGGCGTGCCCTTGCCGATTCCCGCCGATACTTTTTCGCTGGCCTTGGGCTTGCTCATCGCGTTTCAGCGTACACAATCTGCCGCAACGTTCAAGCCTTTATGTGGGAGGGTCGCTCACGCTCTTGTGATGCACGCAGCCGAAATCGGGACCGGTCCAGAATCCGCCGCCTTCGCTGTAGCTGTAGACCAGCGCGTCGGGCTCATGGCTCGCATCGCCCCACTTCTCGCGCAGCTTCTCGTTGAGGCACTCACCGCCAGCGTCCTCCCGCACCGATCTCACGCGCCTCCACGACTTGCAGGTTGCGCAGCGGCCATGCTTCTGCCCCTGCGCAGCACGCCACCCTTCTCGTGCGGCCTCCGCCCATTCCTCGCGCACGTCAAGACCGCTATCGGCGAGAATCGCCTTGAGTTCGTCAATCCATTCCTCGAACCTCATTCCTGTCTCCCAGTCAAGCCAATCTCCCGCTCCCGCTCCAGCAGGTCATCGAACACAAGCAGGATGTCGGGTGTCTCACAGTAGTGGCCGACGATCCAATGCCCGACCGCTTCCATTTCAGCACATGCCGCGTTATTGCTAGCGCGCAGGATGTAGACCTGTCGCAGATCGTCCATAAGCACGTATGCCCCCATGCCGGTCTGATGAATGATATCAATCACTTTGCGACGCACGATCATTGCAGCCCCGAGTGCGCCGGAGTCGGAGAGGGTGAGGCAAGGGCGGAGCCGGCGTCTTGATTGACGATGCGGCATGCCCATTTTACAGCCCCGGTACGATCTCGATTCGAACAGCGGTCGGTCGTCCGCGCCCGGTGTCCTGCGCGTATTCCCACGCAACTCTGGGGTCATTGTCTTTCACTCCGAGTCTAGCTGCTATTCCGTCGACCAGGGCTTTGCATGCTGATCTGAGATTGTCATGCGAGTCGAGCGCACGTGGCGCGATGCGGATGATCCGCACAGTGCAGGGCAGCGGCACACGCGGCACGGCCAGTGCAGCGCCACGGTGCTGCTTTGCTCGCCTCGCTCGTGTTGCCCAGTGCTCGCGCAGGTTTGCCGCACTGGGGAGAGACATGGGCAGTAGGACGGTTGTAGGAGTCATCTGGCGGACTTGTGCCTATGACAAGGGTTGTCGTGCAATCCGACGAACGGTAGTTGACACGTACGCGCAATGCGCGTACCGTTTGAACCGTGGACACCACCACGACCGGTGCCTCAGCGGACCTGAGGCAAGGAGAGTGAAATGAACGCAGTCATCAACAGTCGCAACGAAGTTATCGCTTACACCAACGCTGCATCTGGTATGATCGAAATTGCTGGTGCCGTAGCTCAGGACGGAAGCCCGGTCAATCGCACGTCGTATCGCGTCAGCGCGAGCAGGCGCAATCGAGCAAAGCTCCACGCCGGAATGCCGAGCACTTCGCAGCGCAAGCACAACAGCTTTGGGTTCTTTGTTCTTGTCGATTGATATGACTTCCCACCCGAATCGTAGCCGCCGGGAATCCCCGGCGGCAAACCCCAGACCGGCAGACATCCGCGTTGCCCGAGAAGCCGCCGGTCTCACGCAAACCGCAGCCGCCACGCTTGTACATTCCACGTGCCGCGCTTGGCAGCAGTGGGAAGCTGGCGACCGGCGCATGCATCCGTCGATGTGGGAGCTGTTCTGCATTAAATCATCCACAGGTATCACATAACCGGTTGCGCAACTTGACCGGCGAAATGTTCATGCTCAATCCTCAAACCCATCCAGAAACACTTCATTTTGATCAACAACTACTTTCATTGTCTCACCTAACTCCGCCCCCACCCAGTCCCCTGTAATCACAATTTCACCACCAGGCCCCAGCACGACTACTTCAGCAGGGCGCTGGGCGCTGGCGGGTAGCTCCAGAGCGAACACGAGCAAC